TCACACCAGTCATCCCCGCTGGCCTTGCCGTGCTTGATGGGTCGAGTGCGGCAGAGATTTACGCAAACAATGATGCAGTTAAAAATGCATTGTTGGGTTTAAGCACTGACATATTCCAAGCGATCATTGCTCCAGGATCACAAATTGAAGGCGTAGATTTTGCTCAAACAATTTATCGAACAGGCCGTGCAATGATTAATCGCCAAATGGGATTATTAGCACCATTCATTGATGTTGAAACAATTGCCCAATGAGTGCATCAATAAATGAGGTTCGCACTGATTTGGCCACTGCATTATCTGCCATTGGCGCAACAGTTTATGGATGGGTTCCCGAAGCAATAATTCCTCCAGCATGTGTAATCATTCCAGATTCACCCTATTTGGAATCTACATTAATTTCAAAATCATCAGTTAGTGTTAAAATAAATTTTACGATTTCAGCTGCCGTGGCCTATAACTCAAACCCTGGTGCATTAGATAATTTGGAAACATTAGTAATTCAAATTTTGGGAGCAATGCCCGATGGGTATGTGGTTGGGGATGTGCAACGCCCTACCATTACGAACGTGAACACATCATCACTTTTAATTGCCGACATTTCAGTCAGCACTTACTACAACCAAGATCAATAGGAGAAAAAAATGCCAACAACAATCATCACTGGCCGTGACATCACATTCACCATTGACGGTGATTCATATGATGCCCAGGCAACTAGCGCAACCTTGACAATTGCATCCACAATAAATACTTATCAAACATTGGATGGCAAGGCTTATTACACCACCGACACCCAGGGCACATTTGCCGTGGAGATGTTGGCCGATTGGCCTGCTGGTGGATCACTATGCAATGCATTGTGGACTGCTGCTGAATCCGCACCAAATACACCGTTAGCAGTTTCATTTACTGCTGCAAGCGGATCAACATTTACATTTGACGTGCAACCAATTTTCCCATCAGCAGGCGGCACCGCACCTGATGCACAAACGGTTTCATTGTCATTTACTTGCGTGACAACACCTCAACTATAAAAAAGAATCGGGAGCATAAAAATGAAACTACCTATAAAAATTGAATATGGAAATGGGGAAACCGAAACCTATATTGCCCAGCCACCTGAGTGGGCAAAATGGGAGCGGGAAACTGGAAACATAATTAGCCAAGCCCAGGAAAAAATTGGGATCAGCGATTTATTGTTTTTGGCTTATCACGCCATGAAGCGATCAACCACAAAACCCATCAAACCATTTGAAGCCTGGTGCGATGGAGTGGTTGATGTAACCGTGGGGGTTGATAACCCAAAAGATATGAGCGGGGAAGCCTAAACCGCTTATTGGTTGAGTTGGCAATTGCCACACACATTCCAATGAGTGAATGGCAAACCGCTGAACAAATTTTGACAGCGGTCGAGATATTGGAGCAGCAAAATGGCAACTGATTTGATCACTTATGATAAGGGCGAATTGCGCTCAATCATGAAGGCATTTGGAGCCATGAGTGATGAAGCGGTTGCCCAAGCCAAAAAAACATCGAGTGCCCTGGCCGAATATTTGCAGCGCAAAATTATTGATGCATCAAGCATGACCGATAATCGAGCGGATGATCGAATTGCATCAGGTTCCAGAATCAGCAAAACAAGCAAAATTGGTGAAATCAGTTTTGGATTTGCTGCACAAAAATTTAGTGGTGGTGCAACTACCCAACAATTATGGGGCGGATATGAATTTGGGTCAAATAAATTTAAACAATTCCCAAGTTGGTCAGGCAAATTCGGCCGTGGCTCCAGGGGTTGGTTTATTTATCCAACATTGCGGCAAAATCAGCCATACATTATTGATCAATGGGAATCCGCATTTAATCAAATTGTAAAGGAGTGGTGATATGGCCACAGGATCACGCACTTTAAAACTTTCAATTTTAGCTGAAACTAAACAACTGACCAGCAATTTACAATCGGCCGAAAAAGATGTCCAGGGTTTTGGTGATAAAATTGGGAGTGTTGGAAAAAAAGTTGGTTTGGCATTTGCTGCCGCCGCTGCCGCTGCTGCCGCTTACGCAGTCAAAATTGGAATTGATGGCGTTAAATCAGCGATTGAGGATGAAGCCGCACAATTAAGACTGGCCAACGCATTAAAAACTGCAACTGGTGCAACCGATGATCAAATCAAAGCAACTGAGGATTATATTTCAAAAACTCAATTGGCAACTGGTGTGGCCGACAATGATTTGAGAAATGCATTCCAGAGATTGTCAGTCACTACTAAAGACGTTAATTCATCCCAAAAATTATTAAATTTGGCATTGGATATTTCAAAAGGCACTGGTAAAGATTTGGCAACGGTAACCGAAGCCCTGGCAAAATCGTATGAAGGCCAAGATGCAAAACTGGCAAAATTAGGCATTGGTTTATCAGCAGCCGATTTAAAGGCGATGGATTTTACACAAACCCAGGTTGCATTGAGCAATCTTTATGGTGGTGCAGCAGCTAAAAATGCCGAAACTTTCCAGGGCAGAATTGATCGATTGAAACAGGCGTTTGATGAAACTAAAGAAAGTATTGGTCAGGCTTTATTACCCATTTTAGATAAATTATTAGGTTTAATTACCACTTATATTTTGCCAGTATTTGTTTCAATGCGGGATGCTTTAGGTGGTGGTGAAGGATTTTTTGGAGCAATTGAAAAAGTAGTGGCGGTTTTAAAATCATTTGCCATGCCTATTTTTGAAGCAATGGTCATGGTTTTTGACAAAATTAGAGATGTAATTATCAAAAACAAAGATAATTTTGAAGATTTTTTTGATGTTGTGAAAGCGGCCGCACCGATTTTAGGCGAGGTGTGGGGAGTTGCTTTAAAAGTGGTTGGAACAGTTGCCAGCGTAGTTTTAGACTTAATTGCAAAAACTATGGGATCAATTAAAACAATGTTGAATTTTGTTATTGATGGAATTAATTTGGTCATTCGAGGATTAAATTTGATCAATCCTTTATCAGATATTCCTTACATCGGAAAAATTGGTCAAGAAAATTTTACTGGCACACCATTTGGTCAGGCTGGCAGTGCGGGCAGTAACACACCATTTGGCCAGGCTGGCAGTGCGGGCACTGCTGGTGGAACACCAGGCGTGAGTGCTGGTGCAACCCTGGCAAGCGGTGGCACTTCATTAGCATTGCCATCATCGGTTTTGGTAATGCCAAAAGTTGGAGCCCCAATCAATACATTGGGCACTGCTGATGTGCGTGGCCGTGAATATGCAGGATCACCAATCACCGTGAACATTGGCGTTGCAGGTGATCCCGAAGCCACGGCCAGGGTTATTACTGACACATTAAACAATTCATTTTATCGGGGCACAGGCGGCGCAACTAATTTCAGGATAAATGATCGATGAGCAATTGGAATCCAATTTGGAAAGTTGAAATTGCTGGTGTTGATTACACTGATGCAATTTTATCAAATTTAACCATAACCGCTGGTCGGACAAATATTTATGAGCAAGCCCAAGCGGGTTACATAAACATTGAATTGATCAATTTAGATCAATCACCAATTGTTGCACAAATCAATGATTCAATCAGCGTTCAATTGCAGGATTCAACTGCCACATTTATTCCAATTTTTGGTGGATCAATTGTTGATGTTGCAGTTTCAATTTCCGATGCAGGGCAAGTGGCTTATTCACAAAGAATCACGATCATTGCATTGGGTGCATTGGCCAGGTTGCCAAAAGCATTAACTAATGGCGTTTTAAATCATGATTTTGATGGCGATCAAATCTACACAATTTTAAGTAAGGTTTTATTTGCTCAATGGAATGCAGTGCCAGCAGCTGAAACGTGGGCTGCCTATGATCCAGCAGTGCAATGGCAGGATGCAGAAAACACTGGATTGGGTGAAATTGATCAGCCTGGCAATTATGAATTAGCACAAAGATCATCATCACGCATTGACGTTTATTCATTGGTTTCAGCATTGGCAACATCGGGATTGGGTTACATTTATGAATCACCAAATGGCTTAATTGGTTATGCTGATTCGACACATCGCACCGTTTATTTAAGTGCTAATGGTTATGTTGATTTATCTGCAAATGAAGCATTGGCAAATTCAATTAAAATTCAAACCAGGGCTGGAGATGTGCGAAATAACATAACAATCAAATATGGATCAAACAGCAACAGTGAGGTTTCAGCATCCGATGCGGGTTCAATCGCTACTTATGGAACATTAAGCCAAATTATTAGCACCACAATTAGGCACGCACCCGATGCCCAGGATCAGGCCGATTTTTACATTGCATTAAGAAAACAGCCGCAGCCAATATTTTCATCACTTACCTATGAATTGACCAACCCTGAATTAAGTGATGGCGATCGGGATTCATTGATCAATATATTTATGGGAATGCCAGTTTTTGTTTCGGATTTGCCATTAAACATGAATGCAGGATCATTTGCTGGATTTGTTGAGGGATGGACATTTAGGGCAGCCTATAATCAAATTTCAGTGACACCATTGTTTTCACCATTGGCATATTCATTGAACGCCATGCGCTGGAATGACGTGCCTGGCACCGAACTATGGAATACAATTTCACCAATATTAGATTGGGAAAATGCCACGATAGTGGCGTAAGGGGAAAAATATGAGTAATCCAACCAATCCATTTTCGTGGCAAATGCCGACTGCCACCGATTTGGTAACTGATTTACCAGCTGATTTTGAGGTTTTCGGTCAAGCCGTTGCCACATCATTGGCTGATTTGTTAGGCGGCACCACTGGTCAAGTGTTAAAGAAAAACACTAATGCTGACATGGATTTCGTTTGGGCTGCTGATTCAGCGGGTATGACTAACCCAATGACTACTAGTGGTGACACGATTTATGGTGGTGCATCAGGAACACCCACTAGATTAGGAATTGGATCAACTGGAAACGTTTTAACAGTTTCAGGAGGTTTGCCAGTTTGGTCTGCTCCCGCTGGTGGTGGAAAAGTTTTGCAAGTTGTAAATGGAACAACAACAACATCAACCGAAATTACCAGTTCAACTTACACAGACACTACAATCACCGCAACCATAACTCCAACACTAAGCACATCAAAAATATTGATTCTGATTTCATCATCAGCATATACTTACCGCAGCGCAACGACTACAACAATTGGATCAGCAGCACGATTGATGCGTGGTGCATCAGTTCTTACCGACCAAGTGAATTACATGGTTATGGATGGCGCATCAACTAATCAAATGGGCTTATTTGTTATGAATTCATGGGTGTATTTGGATACCCCAGCAACAACATCAGCGACAGTGTATAAAGTTCAAGGCAAAACAAATGGAACCGACAATGTAAGATTCCAAGCGGGTAATTGCCTTTCATCAATTGTGTTAATGG